ATTTCATGGGAGAAATTTGTCTCAGGACAATAATATTATGAAACCACATTATAATGTTTTAATAGCGACACCAGGCTCTGAACTAAACAATCAATACGTTAAATCGCTAACTAACACGATTGCAGAATTAAACAAAAGAAACCTATCATGGAAATGGTTAAACGATTCAAGTAGTTTGGTCGGCAATGCCAGAGAATTGACAATGAGTGGTGATAGAATATTATCTATCGATGATACTGGACCCTTACATGGAGAATGTACATATGATAAAATAATCTGGATCGACTCTGATATCTCTTGGAAAGTTGAACACTTTATGAAACTATATGATTCTTCCTTTGATATTATATCGGGAACATATTTGTTGCATAATGGAAAAAAATCCACCAATATGACACCAAAATATCCACAAGGCATACCAAAAGAAGATGTACTAAAAATGAAAGAAATAATTCCTGTTGATATTGCAGGTTTTGGTTTCATTGCAATGAAAAGTGGAGTATTTGAAAAGATAGAAAGACCTTGGTTTGGTTATATGAGCAATATCGTTTTTGACAGCAAAGGCAATAGAAGATATATCAGTTTAGGTGAAGACATCTCATGGTGCATGAAAGCTAAAGAAGTTGGATTCACAATATATTTTGATCCTTCTATACTTGTGGATCACATGAAAACTATTGCCGTTGGATGGAATTAATTCATGTCTGATTTGGTTATAACAAAGAAAGATGAAGTATATGCAAAGATAATGTGTGAGAAACACTTTGCAAGAGAGTTATCTGAATACTTCACGTTCTTTGTTCCAGGTTATCAATTTGTTCCAGCGTATCGTAATAAGATATGGGACGGCAAGATTCGCCTGTTTATATTATTAAACCAAACAATCTATCTCGGCTTACTTCCTTACGTAGAAGTATTCTGCAAAGAACGTGGTTATACCATAAGTTATGAAGACCCAAGACCAGATATAGAAGACGAATTCTCGGTCTATCACGCCAAAAAATTTATCGATACACTAAACATTCCTTTTGAGGTTCGTGATTATCAGATAGAAGCATTCATTCATGCAATGCAAAAACGTAGAACGTTGTTGATATCACCAACGGCATCAGGTAAATCTCTTATCATTTATCTTTTGGTCAGACAGTTGATAGATTATCAAGGTCTAAAAGGTCTTATTATTGTACCAACAACATCATTGGTCGAACAGTTATTCAAAGACTTTGAAGACTATGGTTGGGACTCAGATAATCATGTACATAGAATTTATCAAGGTAAAGATAAAGTAACAGATAAACCTTTAACAATATCTACATGGCAATCGTTGTATCAGATGCCTAAAGAATATTTTGAGAAGTTTGACTACATCTTTGGTGATGAAGCGCACCTATTCAAGTCACAATCGTTGACCAAGATACTTACATCTTGCACTAATACAAAGTATCGTGTTGGTCTTACCGGCACTTTGGATGATTCCAAGACACACAAACTCGTGTTAGAAGGTCTGTTTGGTCAAAGCAAGAAAGTTATCACAACAAAAGAACTCATGGACAACAAACAAGTATCTGATTTTGAGATTAAATGTTTGGTTCTTAAACACGATGAAGAATTGTGTAAGTCTATGATAGAATATACCTATCAAGAAGAACTTGGTTACCTAATTATGAATGAAAATCGTAATAGGTTTATAAAAAATCTTGCGGTAAGTTTGAAAGAAAATACACTTATTCTCTATCAAATGGTTGAAAAACATGGTCAAATACTGTATAATATGATATGTGAAACAGAGAAACTTGGCAATAGAAAAGTTTTCTTTGTGCATGGTGGAACAACAACTGAAGATAGAGAAAAATTAAGAGAGATTGTGGAGAAAGAAAATGACGCTATTATCGTTGCTTCTTACGGTACTTTTTCTACTGGCGTTAATATTAGGAATTTACATAATATTATATTTGCCAGCCCAAGTAAAAGCCGAGTCAGAAACCTTCAATCGATTGGTCGAGGGCTTAGAAACTCGGAAGGCAAAACAAAAGCAACACTCTACGACATTGCAGACGACCTCACATACAAAAAACATATGAACTTTACACTCAGACATTTCGTGGAACGAGTGAAGATATATAAAGGAGAGCAGTTCTCTTTTAAAATCTACAAGATAGGACTTAAAAATGGAAAGTAAAGACGTTAAAATTATACGATTGTCTACTGGTGAAGATATTATTTGTGGATTAATTGAAAATGGAGATAGATATTTTTTGCAAGATCCGATGATATTCATTATCAAAGATACAGGTAAACAATTCATTTTGATGTTACAAAATTGGTTACCTTTACAGGTAATGAAAGAAAATAATACCATCATAAACTCATCACATGTAATTACTATCATGGAACCTGATGAGAATTTTATTGAATATTATATCGAATATATAAAAGATATGAAAGAAAATAAAAAAGCTAAAGAAGATTTAGCTAATATGGAAGATATTAATATGAATGTAATATTGGAACAGATGGATATTTCTGAAGGACAAACCATTCATTAATCTTTAACAGGGTACACCGAGGACTATACTCGATGTCAAGCCTTTTGTCAACAACTTTTTTTGGTATATATTATGAGCAAACAGAAACATTACATCAACAACGAAGACTTCCTGAAAGCATTGACTGAATATAAAGATAAAGTTAAGGAAGCCAAAAAGAATAAACTTACTGAACCAGCAATACCAAATTATATTGGTGAATGCTTTATGAAAATTGCGGAAGGTTTGTCTCATAAACCAAACTTTATCAATTACTCATACAGAGATGAAATGATATCGGATGGTATTGAAAACTGTTTGATGTACTTTGCCAACTTTGATGAAACCAAATCTAAAAATCCATTTGCATACTTCACTCAAATTATTTACTTTGCATTCCTACGTAGAATCCAAAAAGAAAAGAAACAACTATATGTAAAGTACAAGTCTACCGAGATGATTGGTATACTTGATGAGTTTGAAATGTTGGAACATGAAGATGGCACCTCTAGCCAATTTGAATTATATGAAAACATTTCCGAATTTATTGGTAACTATGAAGAAGCCAGAGCTGCAAAGAAAGCCGAAAAAGATGCAGCTAAAAAACCCAAAGGCCTTGAAAAATTTATTGAGGAATAATTATGAAAATAGGATTTACTTGTTCTACATTTGACCTATTACATGCCGGCCACATTATGATGTTGAAAGAAGCCAAATCGGTATGTGATTACCTAATAGTCGGATTACAAACCGATCCTACTATTGACCGTGATTGGAAAAATAAACCTGTTCAATCTTTATTTGAAAGGTTTACCCAATTGCAAGCCTGTAAGTATGTGGATGAAATTGTACCGTATACTACCGAAAAAGAATTGATGGACATCTTGCTTTCTTATCCAATTGATGTTAGAATCATTGGTGAAGAATATCGTGACAAACAATTTACCGGTCACGATTTATTAATGTCTGTACATTTCAACAGTCGTAAACACAGTTTCTCTACAACTAATTTACGCAAAATGGTTGTTGAAAGGGAAAACCAAAAAGGATAAGTTTTGAAAGTTGCAATTATTACCGACCAACATTTTGGAGCTAGAAATGACTCCATACAATTTTTGGATTATTATGAAAAATTTTATACTGAAACATTTTTTCCTATTATCGATAGCGAACGAATTGATACTGTTCTTATTCTTGGTGACACTTTTGATAGGCGCAAATACGTAAACTTCTATTCTTTGAAACGTGCCAAACAGATGTTCTTTGATGGACTTCTTGAACGTGGCATTAGTGTCCATATGTTGGCAGGTAACCACGACACATACTTTAAAAATACCAATGATGTAAATTCTATTGATTTGTTGTTACGTGAGTATGGCAACATCAATGTGATAGATGATCCTGCAGAAATTAATGTTGGTTCACACAAAATTTGTATGATGCCTTGGATTTGTCCAGAAAACTTTGATGATAGTATGCAGATGTTGAAAGAAACTGATGCACCTTTTTGTATGGGTCATTTTGAAATTGCAGGCTTTGCTATGCATCGTGGCATGCCATCAGAAGAAGGATTGAATCGTGCGTTATTCAATAAGTTTGAGTACACTTTCTCGGGTCATTATCATCATAAATCCAATGCT